TTACGATAGAAGGGGACTCGAAATCTTTTAAAAGAGAAATGAGCCGGAGCGAAGCGGAAGCCAAAAGAGCCTCTGATGCAATCAAAAAAGCAATGAGCGGCATTAATTTTAAAAGTAAACTCGGCAAAGAAGAACTTGCTGCAGGCAATCTTTTGAAAAAGACACTGTCTGATATAAAATCCGGCGGCCTTCCCCAATCCGTAAAGGACTCAATGAAAGATTATATAAAACAAGCCCAGCTTGCCGCAGGAATCAAAGTACATACAGAAGAGTACAAAGACCTATCATCAGATATTGATGCGGCAGAAAAAGCCCTGAGTAAGCTAGAAAGAGAACAGCAGCGCCTATCTGTTTTGGGAGAAGACAAAGGATTATCTGGTAAATATCAGGATTTGACAGAGAAAGCGAAAACAGCAGAAGAAGCTATTGAAGAACTGATCATGAAAAGGGGGCAGCTTGAAAAGACAGGAGAAGATGTAGAATTTACTCCTAAGTATCAGAATCTTTACGATTCGAGAATGAGTGAAAATCAAAAGTTGAAATCTTTAGAAAATCAGAAAAAGGAGCGGAAGAACCAGGGACTTCCAATGATGGATGTTGATGCATCTGGACAAATGTTCGATCTGGATGAAGAAATCGTAAAGACAAAAAAACATCTACAAGAGCTAGAACAGGAAATGGAGAGCCTTGAAGGAAAAGATAAAATGCTCCAAGCATCCGAAGCAACAAGAAAGTTATCCTCTGAAATCGAGGCAACAAAAGAAAAACTTGCTCAGTATAAAACAGAAATGACGGGGTTAACTGCTGCAGGGCTGGACAAAGGGAGTGGTACCTGGATTAAAAATCAGCAGGAAATCGGCAGAACTATAGCGATGCTGGAAAAGTACAGAGCGACACAAGGCGGGATGGTTGCAAATGGGCATGATGTTCAGAGCGTGACTTCCGGCAAATTAAGCAGCGGTAGCGGACTTGAGACAGTAGGAGCTACTGCCTCCTATTCTTTAAAACAGATCCCGGCAAAGATGAGAGAGATCACTTCGTCGGTAAATAATACGATAAAAAGAATCCCTGTCTTAGGGAAAGTGTTAAGCAATGCGGCTTATGTAGGTTCTAAAGGATGGGGTGGATTGAAGAAAATTATTTCTGGAACAAGCTCTGTATTTCGACGTGTTTCAACAGCTATTAAAAGAACTTCCGGAGCTTTTGCTGCACTGATTCAAAAGTTCACTTCTGGCATTCCTATCATAGGAAGGACCAGAAAGTCCATGAATGGAATGGGACAGTCCGGAAGAGGGTTAAGAGGCATATTAAGCACACTTGGTATGACGGCGAGATTCATGTTTGCGAGCTTTGTCATACAAGGAGTGTTAAGTGGCGTAAAAGAAGGAATGCAGAACCTGTCTAAGTATAGTAAACAGACAAATGCAGACCTTTCGCTATTAATGTCATCACTTACACAACTTAAGAATTCCTTAGCCACTGCATTTGCCCCAATCCTTACAGTGATAACGCCGGTATTAAATGCACTAATCCAAAAGATTATCACAGTAGTAAATGCGTTTGGTCAGCTTACAGCTAGCTTAGCTGGACAAACCACTTTCGTTAAGGCGAAGAAAGTCAATCAGGATTATGCAGCAAGTCTTGATAAGAGTTCGAAAAAAGCGAAAAATTTACAGAGAACCCTTATGGGATTTGATGAGATCAACAAACTAGATGATAAAAATTCTTCTAATTCATCTGGTAGCGGTTTAAGTCCAAACGATATGTTTGAAACGGTGAAAATCCCGAACAAATATAAAGACTTAGCCAAAATGTTAAAAGATGCCTGGGCGCAAGGGGACTTTACAAAAATTGGCCAGATGGTCGGAAAGAAAGTCAACGAAGCCTTAGAGAGTATCCCATGGGATAAGATTAAAAAGACGTGTAACAAGATAGCAAAAAGTATTGCTACGTTCCTGAATGGCTTTATTGAAACAGTGGACTGGGGATTAGTAGGGAATACAATCTCTCAGGGACTCAATACAGCATTTGGTTTTGTCAATACATTCGCAAAGAACTTTCACTGGGATTCGCTTGGAAAAGCAATAGGAAATGGCATTAACGGTGCCATGAAAGGGCTAGACTGGAATCTTATCCAGGAAACGGTACGGAATGTCGTAGGCGGCATTGTTACATCGATAAACACCTTTATTAAGACAACAAAGTGGAATCTTGTAGGCAAGACCATAGGAAATGGCTTAAATACAGCTCTGGAGGCAGTATACACAGCAGTTACCAATTTTGAGTGGAAGAAAGCCGGGAAAGCCCTTGCAGATGCAATAAACGGACTGTTCGATACATTTGACTGGGCGAAAACCGGAAAAACACTTTCAAATGGAATCAAGGGAGCATTAGATTTTGCAATAACTGCGATTGAAAATGTGAAATGGAGCAATGTCGGAAAAGACATCGCGACTTTCCTTGAGAATATTGATTGGCTTGGAATTGCAACGAGAATATACAAGCTTCTCTGCACAGCTTTTGCATCAGCTCTTGCAGGACTGGCAGGTCTCTTAGGAAAACTTATTGGAGATGCTGCTAAAAACGCACAAAAATATTTCAAAAAGAAAATAGAAGAGTGCGGCGGAAATATTCCTCTCGGAATCCTAAAAGGAATCAAAGATGGAATGAAAAATATTGCAAAATGGGTCAAAGACAATATTTTCAAGCCAATTATTGATGCATTTAAAACAGCCTTCGGCATACATTCTCCATCAACAGTTATGGCAGAACAGGGCACTCATATTATTAGCGGACTTCTGAAAGGCCTTAAGGATAAAATAAAAGATGTCCTTTCGTGGATAGCAAAGCTCCCAGGCGAATTTAAAGAAAAACTTGGAAATGCTAGAGAATGGCTAGTAGGCAAGGGAAAAGATGCAATCACAGGAATCAAGAACGGCTGGAATGCAGCAAAGAAAACAAACTTACTGGATCATGTAGCAAAGATTAAAAATGAGATTTATGAAAAGATAGGAGATGTGAAAGGTAAGGTAACTTCCCGCGGCAAAGAGGTTATTACTGGATTAAAAGATGGTCTGGACAATAACTGGAAGACAATGAACAACACTTTGTCAAATCTTCCTTCGAAAATCTCAAAGGCAATCCCAAACCTATATAAGACAGGGAAAAATGCGATTCAGAACTTTGCGAATGGTTTTGCTTCTGTAAAGATTAAGTTACCACATATTTCAACAACATGGAATAGGCATAATCTGGGCAACCTAAGCTTTTCAACCCCTTCATTTTCTCTTAACTGGTATGCAAAAGGGGGTCTTCCTGATGCGGGAGAGATGTTTGTTGCCCGCGAACGTGGTCCAGAGATGGTTGGACGAATCGGAAACAAAAATGCAGTAGCAAATAATAACCAGATTGTAGATGCTATACGGGCCGGAGTATTTGAAGCTATGGTGAATGCCCTGGAAAGCTTTGGTGGTGATAAGAATCAAAACACAGAAGTTCATGTCTACCTGGAAGGCGATTCTAAAAAGTTATTTAAAGTCGTTCGAAAAGAAGGACAACAGTACCAAAAATCAACTGGGAAACCGGTATTTGGTTAGGAGGTGGGCAGATGAGTGACGAACTGATTATTGGTGGCGTGGCAATGCCCACCTTAAAATTAAGCGGACTTACGGTCACAAAAGAAAAAATCTGGTCTAAAAATACCGGAAGGGCGGCTAACGGAGAGATGATAGGAGATGTTATCGCTACAAAATATACCCTAAAATGCTCCTGGCCACCCTTGACGAGACAACAAGCTACAGTGATAGACAAAGCGATAAAACCAGCGTTTTTCAATGTTACATTTACGGATCCCGGCACAAATTCCAGAGTAACAAAACGATTCTATGCAGGGTCGCCAACCTATCCTATCTATAGTTATTATAAGGGTGTGAAAACATACCAAGGAGTAGCGGTGGACCTGATAGAAAAATAAGAGGAGGCCATTATGTTAAAAGGAACAAAATCAACGTCATTAAATTATAGCTCCATAATCAATGGGGAAACAGCAGTTTACATGACTGCACAGATTCCGGAAAGTGGAAAGAGCAACAGCAGCAAGAATATTCAGAACAAAGAGTTATACGAAGCAAATAAAACAGAATGCCGCAAAGATATGGCGGCATTTGACGAGATGCTCTGGCAGATCGAGGACCAGAGAGAGACTATAGGAGGGACTGTAAATGAAACTGAAAAATAGAGATATCGTTAATTTTATTAATGGATGTGCAGTATTAAGAGCGAAGAAACTCCCGGTTAAAATCGGATATGCGATTAACCGTAATATTATTATTCTTTCCGAAGCTGCAGAAGCCTATAATTCAGCCCGCGAGAAGATCATCAAAGAACACGCTAAAAAAGATTCTAAAGGAGAACCAATTGTTCGAGATGACCGTTATGTATTTGAAGATGAACAGGCATTCAATAAAGACCTCGAAGAACTTCTTAGCATCGATACAGAGGTAAATCTTCACACGATATCTGAAAAAGATATCGAAAAATGCGATGATTCCCGTTATGATGCTTTAACGCTTGCTGACTTAGATACACTTTGTGTCATGATTAAATAGGAGGTGGTCCTGTGTATCAGTCTTCAGAGGCTTTTGGAACCCTGGTACAGCAGGATTCCCGAACATTCCACTGCCTGATCACCTGTGATGATGTGACGATTGAGAATGTAAAGAGTGTTAAATTTACAGGCGGTTCCGAAGTAGAAGATGATTTTTCCCTCGGTTCTACCGTTTCCCAATACATTACGGTCACAATGAGTTGCGCCGGCGCAATCGAGGGAAGAGAGATGCACCTACAGGTAGGATTAGATATTGATGGCCTTACGGAATGGATCCCTATTGGTTACTTCACGGCTGGAAAACCGTCCAAAAACGAGGAGCAGATAGAGTTCACTGCGTATGACCGGATGGCACAGATGGAACGAACATTTTCTATGGACGGCACAACAACTAATACGATTGCAGTGCTGAAAAAAATTGAAGAGATAACAAGAGTCCCAGTAGTCACATCGGGGCTTTCTTCAATTTCGGTGTCAGTTCCAAAAGGGTATACCTGTCGGGAAGTATTGTCCTATGTTGCTCAGATGCATAGAGGTTTTGCGATATGTAACCGCCAGGGACAAATTGAGATACACACTTACGAAGATAATGCATACACGGTAGGAACAGGACGATACTGGAATAATTTCGAACATAATGATTATTTGTTTACAGTAGATAAATTGACCTGTTACACAGGCCAGGACACAGACGGGAACAGCATTTCAATTTCGTCCGGATCCGGAGCAAGAACGGTAAGTTTCTCGAATCCGTTTATGTCGCAGAGTGTGCTCGACAGCGTTTTTCAGAAATTAAAGACATTCTCATATATGCCAGGAACGTTAAAAATGCTTGGCGACCCACGCATTGACGTGTGGGACATCATCACGGTGGAAGATTTAAGCGGAGAATCCTATAAAGTACCTGTGATGAAATTAGAATGGGAGTATGACGGAGGTTTAACTTACACCATTGAAGCAGCCGGATTGTCAGAAGAAGAGACAAATGATAGCTATAAGGGGCCAACCACAAAAGGAATGGAGCGGTGTTACGCACAACTTATCATGATTGACCGGGCGCTGGTCAATAAATTGGATGTAGATACCGCAAATATCACATATGCTACGATCAAAAATCTGGACGTAATGAAAGAAAATGTCCAAGAGATTAATGGAGAACTGGGAACATTCAAAAATCTGACTGCTACAAATTTTGAATCTGTAAATGCTAAGATTGGGGTATTGGATAATGATTATGGTGCCATCAAGGTTCTACTATCTGGCTCTGCAGGTGTGGGAGACCTGCAAAATATCCACCTGACATCTCAAAACGCAGTTATTGACTCTGCACTGATCAGAACTGCCGTAATGCAGTCCGTATCGATAGGTGACCTTCTTGCTGGTACGATAAGTACAAACAAATTCCTGATAGCTTCGGATGACGGAGGTATCCGCATCCAGGGAGCAACGCAGCAGTGGTCTGATACAGATGGCACAGTCCGGATGCAGGCCGGTAGAGATGCGAATGGAAATTTCACATTTTCCCTGTTTGACAAGACCGGGAAAGGCATCCTGATCGATGCAACAGGTGTTAAGCCTGATGCGATAGCTGACGGCCTGATTGTCAACAAGATGGTGGCGGACAACGCCGCTATCGCCGGTTCTAAGTTAGATATCCCTTCCGTGGTGTCAGCAATCAATGACAGCTCGCAGACTATCAAGGGCAGCCGTATCTGGTTCGATGAGCAGAATCAGTCCCTGAATCAGATATACAGCAGAGTAGATGCAAATGTCACAGAAATCCGTTCCGCAGCATCCTCAGCGGCAAGTAAAGCGGATGCGGCAAATGAGACAGCTGGAGCAGCTTCGAAGACCGCACAGCAGGCGTTATCTGTACTTTCCGGAATCTCCACACTGGATGCAATCGGAGCAGCATTAGATAATGACGCGCACGTGGTCCATACAAACACAGATGGCTCAGGCGGGGATTACAGCGACTGTTCCTCGAAAATGACGGTATATCTTGGGGACACAGATGTGTCTGACGATAGCGTATTTTCGGTGGCTACATCTGCAGGTATAACCGGACACTGGGACAATGCAAGCAGGACATACTATGTTACAGCCATGAGTACCGACAACGGATATGTTGACATTGATGCGCTGTACGGCACAGGAGACCGATATCTGACTACACGAAAGGGTTTAAGACTTACAACCAGATCCGGGAAATATATCCTCGTACAGTCCGGCGGAGCACATATCCGGAAACGTTTCAGCATCAGCAAGGCGAAGGACGGAAAAATCGGTCTGTCTTACGACCTGCATAGCTCCACGCTTGCAATCAGGAAGGCGAAGGACGGAAAGACACTGATGCCGGCATCTATCACTTTTTCGTCAACACAGAACGATAATGGCTTGGTTAGGAGTTATTCTGGAAGGTACCGTATCCAAGAAACGGAAGACGGGGCAACCTACACAAACAAATATGTTTCCGCAGATGATGAGATACAGAAAATCTATACACCATCAAGCACGAGCGTAAAAGCTATCAGATGTACTCTTCTTTCTGCAGGAGGGGCAGAGTTAGACACACAGACAGTGATTGTTATCGCAGATGCAGAAGGGCTGGCTGAAGATATCAAAAAGGCTCAAGATACAGCAGATGAAGCAAAAGAAGCCATTGTAACCACGAATCAGAATGTCACGAATATAGAAACGAGCATGGCGGGGCTAAGGGCAGGATTGTCCGAGACAACGACAGATTTGCATGGTCTGGTAAATAACACGTTGCTCTATAACGTAAAATATCATGATAACGAAGACGGCACAACTACCCTAAATGCAGTCATATACAAGAATGGAACAGATGTCACGAAAACATACCCAGACAGATGGTTTACCTGGTACAGAAAGACCGAATCCGGAGAAACTTATCTCGGCTATGGCTATAGCATCACAGTTAATAATTCGGATTATGAATTTGGCGGTGTGTGCGTAGGGACATTTACTACATACGATACCTTATATCTTACCACCAGATCCGGAAAACAGCTTACCACCAGATCCGGAAATCACATAACAGTTTGGAAGGAGAATTAATATGGCAGATCAGAATATAACAGCATTACCAGTAGCAACAACACCGGAATCCTCGGACCAAATTCTTTTAGTCGGAGCAACCGAAGAGAAGTTAATTGATTACGACAAACTTGCAGATGCGATACTCAATAAATTGACATCGAAAAACTTCAGTTTAGACCAGGGAGCTAAGACACTTTTGCAAGCTCTTAATGAATTAAATAGTAAGACCTCCAAAATTACCTTTAACGGAAATATAAGCCGAGTAACTTTTCGCTCAGGTGCAGC